GTAGGTCTTGGGGCCGGTCACTTAAATATTTCTACTAACCCGCTCAGTCAGGGAATGCCTATCGTTCCAATGAAGCTAGGGACTGTCCCGCAGCAAGCATGGCAGGCAATTCAAGATTTGCGATCAGAGGTTAATGGTTTCTTTTACAACGATGCTACTCAGATTGCTAAGAAGCGTGAGCGGCAAACAGAGTCAGAGGTTCTTATTCTCCAACAGGAGCAAATTCGTAAGATTCGTGCCGTTGTTGGCCGGATTGAGCGTGAGTCTATTAATAAGAAGGTCATTGCTACCTATAATGCGTTAAATCGCATGGGTGTTATTCCGGCTCCACCTAATCAGATTAAGTCCAAACTGGATATTGTTTATGAGAATGCCGCTGCTAGAGCGCAGAAGCAATCTGGCATTCAAGAGCGCGCAGGCTTCCTAAACCGTGTAGCAACCTACGCTCAGTTCGATCAATCAGTAGCAGCTCACTTGAACGTAGCAGAGGTTCTTCGCTTGGACGCTCAAGATTCAGATCAACCTCGCTCTATTCTCAAGACACCTGAGCAGGTGCAGGAAGAGCAGCAGGCCGCCGAAGAGAAGCAGCAGCAGCAGATGATGATGGAGAATGCTGGAGGTCTGGCAAAGGGAATAAAAGACCTTTCCGATGCAAACGTGTTACCTTCTCAATAATTGTGTGTTACAATTCGTTAAGTGGACGAACCTGCACAGAATAAATCACTTTTAGCATTCAGGACAGACCTGCACGAGTTGTTTCATAAACACCCCGCAGGCCATCGCACCCTTCGCAGGCTCATGTCCTACTATGGCGTGTTCTCCGTAGTGAACTCGAAGGACGCCCGCACCTCGGACATTGTCCTGGCAAAAAGTGATGTAATCCTAGAGATTATCAAGCTAGCAGCTATCCCAGAGAGTACCTACAGAAACTGGAGCGCTATTAGCATTCACGAAGACGATTTAACACTAACTGACACACTAAGACTAATAAAACTATCCATAAAATTATGCCTGAAGAAAATACACCTGTAGAAACCCTGCCCGTAGAAACCCCTGATTGGAAGTCAACACTTCCAGAGGAGTTTAAAACAAACCCTTTAATTGAGCAGACCAAAGATATTGGCTCGCTGGCATCTCAGGCCATTAGTTCTGAGTCAGAGCTAGGCAAGGCTCGCACCCGCATTACAGACTTGGAAGGCAGTCAAGGAGCCCAGCTACCTACAGGAGAATCAACCCCCGAGGAATGGGCAGAGTTGTTTAAGACGCTAGGCCGCCCAGAGGATGCGGCGGGATATGGATTTGAGAAGCCAGACCTGCCGGCAGAGGTTCAGTATGATGAGAAGCTAGACGGATGGTTTGCGGAAGCTGCCTTAAAGGCTGACTTGCTACCTAAGCAGGCTAACGCTCTCCGTGATGAGTGGAATACCATTATCCCGGAGATGCAGAAGGCTGACCTTGAGGCCAAGTACAAAGCGGGAGAGGAAACGCTTAAGTCTGAGTTTGGAGCCGAGGGGTATAAGCAAACGCTGAATGAAGCCCTCACCGTGCTAAAACAGAACGTAGCAGAGGCTGAATGGCCAGCGCTAGCACAAGAACTGGATCAATCCATGTTAACGTATAGCCCCCGCCTCGTGTCATCATTGAAGAAAATCTTTGATGAGCATTACTCAGAAGCTGAGGTTATTGACGGCAAGAACGCCCCTACTAGTCAATCCCTGAAAGAGATGGAAATTGAGTTTGAAGGATTTATGAAGGAGAACGGTAGCAAGCTGGTAAATAATGATAACAGTCGTGAACACCAAGAAATCAAGCAACGCTATCAGGACATGCAACAGAAACTAGTCCGAGCAAGGCTAGCAATGAGGAAGTAAGTACTTCTTATGCTATAATTGTCTCATGTAAGGGGTGGCTACATCGTAGTCCTTTATGACATACGGAAAGACGTGACTCATCGCTGAGTATAAATGCTAGGCAAGTCCGATTTATCGGGTGGCTTCCGACCAATAATACTAATTAACTAAAGAACCGCCCTAATAATTGGGCAACAAAAGGATTATAAAATGCCACTAGGAAACCATGAAGCCTCTTATGAAGAGGAATTTAAGAATGGGTATCTAGCTGTATCTGGTCAGAAGGACGCTCGATTTTTGTCGGCTGTCACTCTCGAGGATTTCCGAGGAGATAAAGGTTACTTCTCGAAAATTAAAGAAATTTCTGATCCGGTAGCAGTTACTTCCCGTAACTCAGACACTCAAAATGATGAGATTGAGTTTGAAACCCGCAAGATCAACAAAGTACTGTATCGCAAGAGCATTCTCTTGGATCACAATGACGACATTCGCCGCCATACCGATCCATCTGGGGATACTCTCCGTGAGCTAGTAGCCGCACACAACAAGAAAATTGATGATGTGATTGTAGCTGCTGCTGAGGGAACCGCATACGGTTGGCAGGATAACAGCCTCATATCTGTTCCTTCCTATGGCTTCGATGCCGCTAATGTTGTTCCGGTTAACTACACTAACGCAGCTCCTACTGGGTCTGGTGCTAATACAAACCTTACGGTTGAAAAACTCTTACGAGTTAAGAAGCTTATGGGTGATAACGAAATTCCTGATATGGAAGACGGTATCTTTGTATTTGTTCCGCCTTCCGCAGAGCAGTCCCTGTTAAACCAAGATAAGTATATCAATCTCGATTACGGTTCTGGTAACTTAAAGGGAGCAATGCTAGCACCGAAGTTTGGAATGACATTCATTCGCACAAACCGACTAACCACTAATTCCTCCGCTATTGCCGATTGTTTGGTAATGACTAAGAGTGCGGTCAAGGTCTGCTTGAACCGTGTGAACCGCATTCGTATTGGTGAACGTGATGACAAGAACTATAGCAATCAGATCTTCACAGAGATGCTTGTTGGTGCTACTCGTATGTACGAGGATCGTATCTATAAGGTTCGCGTCAATGATGCCGTTGTAACCGCCGTAGGAGCTTAACAGGAGATTATAAGATATGGCCGCAATTACACTCGTAGATGCCCGTTCTGCCGAACTTATCGTTAGAGATAAGATGGTCAGCGGGGAAACTGGAAGCAATACCTCTGCCTCATACGCAGGGTCTGGAACCAAAGGACGTGTTAAAGGATTCACCTTCAATACCACTGATGACCTAAATGGTCACACGCTGGTAGCTAATGATGTAGTTGCCTTAACTGTCCTGGAAGTAGGAGATGAACTCGTAGGATTCACCTTTGCTAATGAAGCGATGGGAGGCAGCATTGTTGCTGACTTCGGCCTCGTAGCAGTAGATGGCTCCGGAGTTATCGACGACAGCGCAACCGCTGATACCGCAGACTTTCTGCTTGATGGTATTGACGTAAGCTCAGCCGCTGAACAGGCTCTTACTCAAGTATGGGCTGACCCTGACATGGGGCCATACAAGGTAACTAAGCGTTGCTACCTGACACTCAAGATGAGCGGAGGCACGCCCGCCGCTTCAAAGGATGTTGTTGGATACGCATTGCTTGCTGAATAACAATTAATGATCGCTCCTCCTTCGATATACGGAGGGGGAGCTTTCTTTTTAAGTATAAAATATGGCTCGATCTTGGACTGATGTAGCAAATATAGCTTTGATGGAAATTGGAGAAGACCCAATTACCTCGCTATCCAATACAGGAACGGTTGAGTCCCTTTGTAATACATTCCTACCCTTCGCTAGAGAAGAGGTTCTAACGGAATCCAATTTTAATTTCGCCACCAAACGAGTGCAACTCAGCCCTCGTTCCGATGTAACCCCTCCCTTTGGTTACGCATATTACTATTCCAAGCCTGCCGACTGGCTTAAGGGCTACCCGATTTCCGCAGGTTCACCTTATTATGTCATTGAGTCATCCGGTTTAGCATCCAATGAAAGCACCCTAGCGATTAAATACATTGCTAGAATCACGGACTCAAACGCATTCAGTGTGTGGGCCGCTAGGTCGGTAGGCCTAAATCTCGCAATCACGCTAGCAGCTCGACTAGAGAAGACCGACGCATCCAAGAAGCAGTTGGCTGCTCAATATCAAATGGCCATCTTTAAAGCCCGCCGTGATGACTCCCGCGAGCGCCCGCATAGGATGTTAATTCCCAGCACTTGGCATGATGCTAGATATAGAAGCTCCTCCTATGCTAGAATTAGACAGACGGAAATGTAATGCCTAAGCTGTCATACATACAGGACTCATTTTCAAGTGGTGAATTTTCACCAGCCGTCCAAGGCCGTAAGTCATTTGAGAAATTCAAATCAGCTCTCAAGCGCCAAGAGAATTATGTGGTTGGAGACAAGGGTCAGCTAGTCCGCCGCATGGGGTTCAGGGTTGTAGCTACCACTAAAAGCTCTGGAGAGGCACGCCTCATTCCCTTTGAGTTTAACGCTGACCAGACTTACGTTCTGGAGTTTGGTGAGGCCTACATGAGAGTCTTTAAGGATGAATCCCAGCTCGGAGCCCCTTATGAGATTGTAACCCCGTGGACAGCCGCACAGGCCGCTGAATTGTGGTATGAGCAAATCAACGACTTAGTTTATATTTGTCACCCCAGCATCCCTACTCAAAAGCTAGCTCGAACTAGCGATATGGCATGGACATTAACGGAGGTTGATTTCATAGACGGGCCTTACCTATCGAAAAATAAGACAGAGACCACATTAACGGTTACTGGGTCTGGCCCTTACACACTTACGTTTGACGCCACCGATGGTGTTAATGATGGGTCAGGCCTAGTTGATCCTAGTGATGTTGGTCGCCTAATTCGCCATGAGGACTCCAGCGGAACTGACTACAAGGTTTACAAGGTGACAGCAATTACATCGACAACCATTGCTACAGCAACACTGCAATACGAGTCAGCCGCCTCGGCGATTGCTAGCTCTGATGATACTTGGAGACTAGGAGCGTTCTGCGCACGCTTGGGTTATGCTGAGATTGATACGTTCCATGATTCAAGATTGTTTCTCATGGGCAATTCTCGTGTGTTTGGGTCTATTATTGATGACTTTGAGAACTTCTCACCTACAGATGTAGATGACTATACTGCCACATCGGACACCGCAGGACTTGCTAGATTACTGCCAGATAGAAACCCTATCGCATGGGCACTCTCTGGGCCAACTCTACAGATTGGAACTGAGGGGTCAGAGTACCAGTTAAAGCCAGCATCTATCAGTGACCCGCTAACTGCTACCAATAACACGGCGTCGCGGCAGCCGACAGAGATTGGCGGGTATAAGTCCCGCCCGATCAGCGCACAGGCAACTATATTTATTCAGCGCTCCCGCCGTAAGCTGCATGACTTCTTTTATTCGCTAGCAGATGAGTCCTTTAAAGCTAGAAACATTTCCGTGCTATCTGATGCCATCTTAAAAGACGGAGAAGGAGTTGAGGAGATTGTTTACGCTAAAGAGCCAAACTCTATCTTCTATGGCCGCTGCACAGATGGCAGCTTCTTTGGTGGGACATATATCAGGGATCAGCAGATGACCAACATGTATCGCCTGCCGTTAAGTCAAGGATTGGATGTTGAGTCACTAGCAGTTATTACCTCCCCCAATGAGGATTACTCTCAGGTATGGGCAATTATTAAGCACGTAGCCGATGGTGTCACATACCGTCACGTCTGTTTCATGGAAGACTTCTTTTCTCCGGCTAGTGATACCGACAAGGATGAGTTCTATTTCATGGACTTAATGACCACCGTGCCCGCACAAACATCCACCACAGTTACTGGGGCTAGCATCCTAGAGGGGATGACTATTGACGTTGTTGTTGATGGCGTAGCGCTAACCCAGAAGACAGTAAGTGGCGGTGAGTTTGAATTAGATTTCGTTGATCCTACAGGCTCCATTGTTCATTACGGCATCCCTTATATCCCGCTAATTGAAATGTTAATGCCCGAAGGCGGCAACCCCTTTGGAACGGCTCACGGGAAGATTCGTAAGATTGAGGATGTAGGCTTAAACCTGCTCAACTCAATAGGCATATCTGTAGGCTCCAATAGTGCCGATGTTGAGATAAAAGACTTTCACAACCTTAGTCCCCCCGAGACCGGAGGCGAATCACCCAAGCTATTCACAGGGGATACTGATAGATACAGAATCCCGCAAGGTCTGCGCAGATTGCCAACCGTAGTGATTAAGCAGGAGCAACCTTACCCGTCTGAAATTTTAAATGTTTATATGGATATTCATGTATCAGAGAAATAATGTGATACAATAAATGCAAATGAGATTAGAGGAACTAACGCTAGAGCATTTAAAGAACTTTGATGATATGCCATACGAGCAAGACCCGGAGGATTTATTTAAAATGCTATCCGTTAAAGGTTCCGCATTTGCGGCAGTAGCAGATGATGGCTCAGTGCTAGGAGCTGGGGGAGTATTGCCCCTCCGTAGAGGGCTGGGAGAGGGTTGGCTGCTAATCCCTCGGACGATGAATGATATGAGCCCCATTAGATTGATTAGGCTGATAAGAAAAGAGATGTCCAAGATTATTGAGACATGGGGGTATTGGCGGATTGAGTGCAACATTAGAGAAGACTTTTACCAAGGACTCCGACTAGCAAGGCTGGCGGGGTTTCGCCGTGAGTTTCCTATGGTTGGATGGGGAGAGAATTGTGAGACATTTATAAAGATGTCATGGCTGGATAAGGAGAAAATATGGCAGTAGCACCAGCAGTATTAATAGCAGGAACAGTCCTAACGGCCGCAATGTCGATTGGCTCAG